GTGTCCGGTCGCTAAACTGGACAATGTGGCATGCGGGAATCGAACCCGCCTGACTATCTCAGCCAGTCCTCATTGCCACGCCTTGCCACAGCTTTATCATCACTGAGGCTCGGAGGAAAAATGCGGTGTCTCAGGTTTCTCACCTTTGGCACAATACAATCATAAGGGATTCCGTTTTTAGTTCGCCACTCATTTATCAATCAATTAGTCCTCAAATAGTCCTCATTCATCGATCATTTATTGCTCACTACTTTTTCTGGGTGTGACGCCAAAGTACCAGGCCGCTGCTAACAACGCATTTTTCTTTCTGCGTGTGTAGGTTGCTGCAGATATATCGAGAATATTCATTGCATCACCGTCTGGCGTGTCTGTTTCGGGCCCATCGCAATAGCGCACCCTTAATAAACGCTGATGCGATTGTTTCGGCATTGATGCAATACAATTGTCGCACCAGTCACAAAACTTACGTGCCGATTCTTGTCTCTCCAAACGCCGCTGTGCATACAGCGGACGCTGAACAGTGCTGGCAGAAGTTCCGTCTCCCCATGCACTAGTGATCTTTGGATTGACTGGCGCCTTTATGAATCCACGCTCTGCTCGGTATTTATTCAGGATATTTTCGACTGCTTCCCGATCCTTTTCATCGCTAATTGATAAAAGCTCCATCACAAGCGCCACTCCTTATGGTATAATTAAATTTGTAAAAGTTTGGGGAAACGGCGTGCCGTAATGGTGCGCTTTTTTTGATGCTTTTAAATGTACTTTCAACATGTGCGTTTGCTATACTGATTAAGGAGGCAGCCTCTATTGTGGCGAAATTCATTACTTACATCTCTTAGCTTAATCTGCCTCCGGCGCGTCCTTCATCAGACGCGCTTTTTGTTTACCTGAACTGGAAGGCAGCAAGCCATTGTTCAATCGTTGCAGCGGCCGCATTGAAGACTGGATAAAGTGATTTTGCGAATTCGTCCATTGTTCGCTCATGTTTCCTGCGTTCATACCTAATGCGCGCTCGCATGACTGCTCGATGCCGATCATTCATTTCACTTTCCTCTTCTCCAGTTAGCCCACATCCACATTGCAACACCTGAGATTAGCAACATGACGGCAATCATTGTTTTCCCTCCAGTAGCTCTGGATTCTCCATGAACTTAATCTCTCGTTTCATTTCTCCGCCTCCTATAAGATGTCTCCGTCTACCAGAAGCATTGTAGGTACCTTAGCTTCCAAATCTTCTTTAACCTCCTTGTAGGTGAGGTTATCTCCGTCTTCCGTTTTTGCAGAAGCAATACGATGCAGTGCTTCTTCACGGCTTAACTCATTAAACTTTTCGGGATCATCATTATCTCCATACATTTCACGGTATAAATTGAGGGCTTCCTTAGTGTTGTTAGCAACGATTAAACTACAGAAAGGTTCTTCTGTTTCGTAGTAGTTCATTTTTCTTCCTCCAATTTCACGATTTCTCCATGTTCCACATTGCTAAATGCATCCTGGCTTTCCTTCCGCAGCGCCGCTTGGTGTATGTCTTCATGGTGATGTACTCCTACTCAAATTCGATTGCTGGTGTGTTCAGGTGCTCAATCAAGCCAAGGCGTTCCAACCGCTCATGGTTGAGACGCTCGCAGTATAAATCTGCTTCGTACTGAGAACTGAATTCCTTGATTTTGGTTTCGCCATTGCGGCCAACAATTTTGAATTTCATTTTTTTATCAATCCTCTCCAGTTGGCTCATTTCTTTAAAATGTTTACTCATTCTCCGTCCTCCACTTTCACAATTTTGCCTGTTTCCTCAACAATCCAAGCTTCCAGCAACCAAGCACGGGCGAAAGTATCGTAATGATGAATTATCCACCGATGATCCTTTCCATAGTCACGATACTGTGAGGCCAAAATTGAATTACAGGTTGGTTTCATTTTGGTAATCATGCGTCCCACAGCTTTGGGAATCACCGGCAGATCATCTGGCAGGGCATTGTCATAGTCTTTCAGATAGACTTGTTTGTCTTCGTTAGTAAGCTCATCGCCAATTCCTTCACCGTCCAAGGCAATGTATGCATCTGCTAGGTCTTCGAGTAAGTTATTGAATACGTCCCGCTTCGTCTCATTGCCCGTCATATCCTGTCACCTCTCCAGTTTCCTCAACGATCCACAGCCCACGGCTCCATGCCTCTGCAAAAACACTTTCACTATTTTCAATATAATCAACTACTGAAAAGTCATCGCTGGTAGAGTCTACTGATTCAAGTTCATCACGTAAAGACAAGGAACCATAACTGCCTTTTATTTCCTCTGATACCGCTAACGGTATTGTGGGTAAATCATCTGGCAACGCGGCGTCATAGCGTTGTATTGCCTCACTCAAGCATTCAGCCGTCAATGGGTCTTTAAGTGCCTTTATCATGTCAAGATAATACTCGAGCACGTCCCGCTTCGTCTCATTGCTCATCGTCAGTCACCTCTTCTTTCGTGAAAGGTGATCCGCTCAGCCCATATAGATCAAGCTGTTTCTGCGTGAACAAGGTATCATCATCTGCTCCCTTATAATTTTCAATACCATTAAGCACATTCATATGCATATACTCTGGCTCATTTTCAGATTCCCACCAACTCTTAGGGGTTATAACCCTATACTTCTTCTCCTTTGCCACGGTGTAGCCGTTTGTTAGTGCACTTTTAAGACGAGTAACATCCTCGGGTCTTCTGCCCCGAAACAATAAGTTAATATTGTTTAAAAATGCATCTTGTAAATTAGTCCACAGGCAGTTCTTCACTAATTTTGCTTCTTCTGGGCTGACGACCACTTTCTCTGGCTCCTCAACAAGCGCGACAACGTGGCCACCATAATCACGCGCAATATCCTTAGCATTATCTTCGCTGACAATAGTGGGACCATGCGCGTCTGACAATGACAAAAATTCTGCATATTCACAGTCAAAATATTTTCCTTCATCGTTCTTTACCGCGTACAGTTTTTCTTCGCTCATTTTTCGTCCTCTACTTTCTTGTCCCGATATGCCTTTAGTCGAGCGGCCACTTTTGCTCTTGTTTCCTCCGACATAACTGTGTGCTTTCGGATCGATACGCTTCCGTTGATAGTTCCTTCCAAAACTGTAATGTCTCCGTTTTCGCTTGTCTCCGTGTGCGTTTCAGATATCAAATCACGCCATTTACGATTGTGCTTTGGAATGTCTGAATAGTAGTGCCACTGATCAAGTTCCCGATCATAGCTAAGAATTGTTTCTTGCTCACTCCTTGGCGTTGTCATTTTTCGTCCTCCTGTTTGATTGGCAATAATTTGTAGTCCACACCTTCGTACATGACGCCCACGACCTTGCCTGTTTCTTTGCTGATGTAGATGTCATCGAACGTGTCGTCTCCTGTTTTCATTGCTCGTCCTCTATTCTTTTAGTAACCAGTCGATCAACTTTTCTAATGCCCAAAAAATGATCCATATAGCTGTCAATAATCCAATGAAGAAAAACAAGACAGTTAGCGACTTAACTATTCCAAATTCGATAGAAGGCTTAATGAACACATACCACAGTGCGCTGGTAAACCAATAAATGATTCCACCCGCAAAACCCGCTAAAATAATATAGGCAAAGGCGTGCTTAATCTTCTTCATTTCTCCGCCTCCTCAATTTGAACGATTGCTTTAAATATCGGCAGTATTTGCTGTGGTACTACCGCATTGCCTAATGCTTTAAGTCTGTCCAGCCCTTCGGAAATCCCATCATCGTTTCTTGGAATTCTGCGGCTTGTACTGGAGAGTACTCGAGCGCCTGAAGCAAGTATGTGTCGCGCATTGTTCCAGCGTGCCGTTTGCCCTTCTTCGGCATTAGTCCTCTGTGCAGGCTCCCGATCACGTCTGCTTTGTTTACCTTTTCCCATGCAAACCCGTCGCTTGCTGTCGGCGTGGGCAACAATGAATGTTCTAAGCCTCTGATGTGGGGCGCCAACGGCCAAAGCTGGAAGTACAAATGACCGTGCTTGGTAGCCCGCGCCTTCCAAGTCAGATAGCGTGCGGTCGAGTTCCATATTTGCGAAGTTAGCAACATTTTCTCCAACAACCCAAGTTGGCCATACTTGCTGGATAATTCTAAACATCTCCGGCCAGAGATCGCGGTCATCTTTCGTGCCTCTTCGCTTCCCGGCAATACTGAAAGGCTGGCAAGGGAATCCTCCGGAAACAATGTCAATTGAGTCAGGGCTGATTCCTGCATTTGTGAGTTCTTCTCGATCAAGTTTTGTCACGTCCTTAAAAAGTGGCACATCTGGCCAGTGCTTCTGTAAAATCGCGCGCGGATAGTCTGCATACTCACACAAACCTGCAACTTCAATTCCAGCCATTTGTTCAGCCAATGCGATGCCACCAATCCCTGCAAATAACTCTAGCGATCTCATTAATTGGCCTCCTAATGTCCCTTTGCTGACTTCACAGCCTGATCGGAATAGTCCTTGATGCTCTGCGCGTCTTTGATTGCCTGTGATAAGTCATTATTCGCCTGTTTGGCGGCTTCTAACTGTGATGTAAGGTCATTGATGGTCTGCTGCTTAGCATCGACCTCAGCCTGTTTCTTAGCGACTGCTTGCTGGCCTTCAACGATCTTTTGCTGAATCTGGGTATCTTTGCTTGCCATATCGTTGTCGTATTGCCGTTTGAGTGCCGCATACTGTGCCTGCGCGTCAGACAACTGATGTTGCAAATCGGACAAGCTAGATTGTGAAGCGTTGATCTTAGCCGTCAGCTTGTCGATATTGTTTTTGGTCTCCACGATGTTCTGATGACCTTGCCAAATATTGTCGGCAATGGTGGTTGCACCAGCACCAAACATAAGTCCTGCTAAAACAGTTACTGTAAATGTCAATTTTTTATTCATGATTTTTTCTCCTTTTTCTTCAAAGTTGTTCTTCCGTGAATAACCCTGTGTGGTAGTCATATCTAGCGATCGTGATTGGTATCTTGTACCTGATCATGAACAGCAACATTTTCTGCTTAGAATCTCGCGTCAGCGTGGCGCTCCCACCTTTGACGTCTACCACTTTCGTTAGCTTGCCATTTTCGTAAAAGCAGAAATCCGGGGTATACCTTCGTGCTGAATACCGTTTGCCATTTATCACGAAAGCCGAAATAATCTCGAAGTGTTCCTGCATCGTGATCTTCTGTGGCTTGTTGCGTATCAGCATGTAGTAGGCGCCCTCTGATTTGCTTGCAAATCGAATGCCATCAATCACGACTGGCTGCGCATTGTACTTACTGCGATGTTTCACAGCGTTACACTTCCAACACCTTTTGTAGCTCGCGGTATTCCTCTTCGCTAATTGGCGAAATTAACTTCTCGTATGAAGTGGTCATCGCACGTGCAATTTTGCGTAAAAAAGCAGGGTAGGTATTGCCATCGTTTAGAAAGTGACCAATAGTTGCAGGGCTGACGCCAGCAACATATGCAAACCGCTTTTGGTTTAGATTTTCGTGTGTGTCAAGAAAGTTGCGAAGTCGTTCACGGGCCCAATCTTGGCCTGCATTGTTAGTTTCGTCCTCATGCTCAATCATGCTTTTGCCTCCTCAAAATTTTTGCTTCGGTAAGTTCACATTTAGCTTCTTCAGATATCCTCGCCAAATGTCGTATGTGTTTTGGCAGTAAGCTCGTGTTACTGGATCGGTTTCTTTTGTCGGTAAATATGCACTAGTTTCTCCATAATATTCTGACTCAGCCGTCTCTAAGGCATCTGTCAAGGTAACGTACGCCCACTTGTACCAAAACTTCTTCATATCAGCATCGGCTTGTTGCGCCTTTTTTAAATATTCCATGGCTTCATCAAGCTGCAGAATGATGAGCAGCGAATATTGATAATGTCCCTCCTGCATGTACTCATTGAACTCTTTAAGTGTCATAGTTGGATAAGCCATTTCAATACGCCACCTTAAACTGCAACTTTGGTGCGA